CCATGCATTGAATTCACCGTAGTCCATTTCATGCCTGATTTATAGAGCGCCGGCAATCATCAGTTGGCTGCGCTTGATATCAAATAACAGACTCTACGTCGTAAACAACGACTAATTCATAGAGTGCAATTCAGCGGAAGCTTTCCGGCAGCATCATGTACGCGCTCTCATCATCGCAAGTGAAATCATGACACTCATCAGCGAACATGCCCAACTTGCAATACTCTTCACGCGTTACCACCCCAGCTTCAGCGTCCTCTGCCAAACTCATGTTCAGCATTCTTAATTGGACATCACTAGTCTGATGGACCTTCACTGAACAACGGTCGTAATGGGACTTCAAATCGTCGAGGGTATAGGTGCAATGCAACCCGTTCCCGAATGCGCGATCTATTTCACTGTACCCATCAGTCCGGATAGTTCTGGTCCAAAAGTCCTTGTCCTTGCCGTGCATCTTAATTACTCTCTCTGCAGAAAGTTCGAACGCTCGCTGCAAGGGCTCGATCCTTCCTGAGAACATCGTCGCCAGCGACAGAAACCTGGCCGCCTTTGACGATGGTGTGATCTGGACGTTCGTCTGCGTCCCCAGCTTTGAAGTGTATCGCTGGACCGCTGGGACCCAGGGCACGTCGTTGCAGATGTGTCCGTGGCGCACTGGGAAGTGGGCTCCAATTATTTCAATACGACCATCCACAATCGTTTTGAATTTGGCGGAGTAGCCCAAATCTTCCTGCTGCCTGACTATAAGCCCGCACGGTCCTCCGTTCCTGGGGTCGTGCAAACATCTGGAGGCCGCACCGCCGCCATCATCCCCTTCGAAGAGTCCTCTGAGGTAGATAGGGAAGGATGATGGCTCGGTGGCAGCCAAGCTCTGGTACAACGGCACGGATGTGAACCTCCAATCGAACGTGCCGTCCTGCAACCGGAACTTGCCAGTGTCAGGATTGATTGCGAAGAGATGCTGGGGATTCTCAGTGATGCTGGCAAACACACCACTGAGCTCGTTGATAAAGTTCACCCCGCTGGTCAACGCCCATCCGGAATCAAGATACATGTCAGGAAATTTG